CAGCCATAAACAATAGCTGTGCAATTCGATCTCCATCCTGAATGTGGAACGGGTCATACCCTGAGTTGGTAATGGCTACACGAACTTCACCGTGGAAGTCCGAGTCGATGATGCCAACACCATTTGCTAGGGTGACACCGTGGTTGACGGCTAGTCCAGACCGTGATACCAATAGCCCAAACATACCATCAGGGATGTCTAGGTGGACACCAGTTGGGATAACTGTAGTCTTACCGGGATAGAGATAGTGATTACCAATAGCCCGCACGTCATACCCAGCTGAACCAGAGGTGGCTCGAGAGATGACGGGGTGAGTGGTAGATACAATCTTTACCTTAGGTGGTGGAGTAAAGATATACGATTCCGTAACGACAGACTCAGTATCTGAAAAGATAGTGGAGTTGATAATCGCGGAAGTTGGATTATCAAAAGTACTTGATTGAATGATATATGATTCTTCTGACATGGGGTATTCTCCTTAGTGGTTTATATCAATGTATACTACATTTGGTGTATACATGTGTGTATTCTATCTAACGTCCTTGTGGTAGCTCACCCCCCCCGCCACAGCGTTAGAATGAGGGTTTCCACGCCCAGTCTGCCATGCTGCGGAGGATGCGGACGGCGATTCCCATGGCCCTAGCCTCGTCCCAAGTGTACCGCCCACCGTCCTTGTTAGGGCGTTGTTCGTAGGTAGCTAGTACGGCAGCCTCCCAGTTGACTGGGGTAGCGGAGTTCAGGATGTCCTCGGCCTTCTTGGGGCCTACCTTCCAGCACCCAGCTACCCCATCTGTGGAGTCTCCGGTGAGCCATTGGCGGTAGAAGTTAAAGTCGGCTGTCTGCTCAGGGGTATAAATCAGCCCCTCGTCGGGCTTGTTGGGGTTGAATGACCAGCCCGGAACGCTTAGTAGATCCTTGTCCACGGTCACGCAGACATGGGTTCCCATGGCTTTGTTGATACCCATCAGGTCGTCTGCCTCTAGGGCATCGGCCTCGACGCATGGGTAGTTATCGCGGAGGAACTGGACAGCGTCACCTAGGTAGGTTGGCGTTACCTTTCCCTCTCGATTGGCCTTGTATTCTGACAGCCAGTACCGGCGAAAGTTGTCCTTACGTCGGCAGGACAGGGCGATGACCGAGCCTGTGCACCCCGCAGGGAGCCACTCTAAGACATCGTGCTGTAGTCGGGCATCCAGATCCTCTGGCCCCATAGACTCAGCCCAGAAGGCTGCCTTGTAGGCGATGATGTCTCCGTCTAAGATTGCTAATGTTGGTTGGTTCATTCTTCTTCCTCGTCCTCATCGTCATCCTCTTCGGACAACTCTCGTAGTGTTGTTGTGTCAATATCCAATTCGTTCTGATCCTCAAACAATCCCTGTAGTAGGAAGTATAGATCAGTCATATCGTTTCCCGACTCATCTCCCTTAATGCCAAGGCAAGCAGCACAGTCACACCCAGACAATGACATGGCGTCAATCTCGAGCCATGTCTTACAGCGGAACTTGATCTTCTCCTTGAAGATAGCTTCGGATACACCGTTACGTACAATCCAACCAGTTAGTTTTGTATACGCTGGGTCACCGGCTTCCTTCTTGTTTGCCATATCTTCTGACTCATGCTTGCGCCATTCGCCGGTGTTGTCCTCAAGGATACGTTTATCCTTGGCAATGAACACGGTGATAGCGCCGATCTTCTTAGCTGCGTCTAGTTCATTAAGGTATCGACAATCATCTACGATGACAATAGTCTCAGAGAATAGTCGGTCACTGTATAGCAGGGCCTTCTCTGCTGCCTCTAGTTCTTGCCACGCCTCGATGAACTTATCAACCCAGTAGTCTGGTTCATCTGCACGGCGACCGCCTCCTTCGTTCTGACAGAAGGCACGGTACTCGGTGGGGTTGGCTTCCTTGGTGAGGCCGGCAGCTAGGGCTGCATCCTTGATTGCTTTAGCGAACGGTAGGATGACTGGGTTTAAGCCAGCCTCTCGGGCAACATCGGCAATTACGTTAGCCGCTGTAGTCTTACCAACCCGAGCCTGTCCTGCGAGGATGATCGTGATCATAGGTATCTTTCTAGTAGGTCGTGTGGGTGCCAGCATTCCTCTAGGTCAAAGAGGTGGCAGACGTAGGTGGTACACTGTCGTGGTCTGGTACATCCAAACCACCGGGTGACAAATGTCCACATCAAACAATCTAATACGGTAGTATCTGTGTATAGCTTGGCGTGGTTAACAACCTGAGCTAGGTCCAGCTTTCGTTTACCGATTGGTATCTTGTGTAGTAACTTGGCACCCATCTTCTCGAGTGCAGCGGAGCTAGCTATGGTTGCATCACCGTTTGAGATGGTGATGGTTAGCTCATAGTTAACTGACGGTACCTCAATGATGGGTCCGACGTGGGTGACATGGGATACACTTAGTAGCTTGGCCCACCACCCACCTTGTTGGCCGAGGTCGTAGAACCCAAGCCAACACTCGTACTCAGTGGGTGTCGCCCCAAGAGCTGCCGATCTTGAACTCTGCGTCGATTCTAATCTTGACTCCAAGGCGTTCTCCTGCTTCTGTCGCGGCTGCGACGATGATCTTTCCTGCTTCATCAGAGATGTCCTTGGGACATGAGAACTGTAGTTCGTCATGGACGTAGGCCATCTGCCGTACCTTGGAACCGAACCGCTTCCGGAGATTCCGGTTGGCTACGATCATCCAGTACTTACTGAGCACTGCTCCGCTACCCTGTAGTAGGGTATTGAGAGCAGCGTGTTGAGAGCGGATCGGCACACGCCGGCCGTCTAGTAATGCAATGTGCTTGTCCTTCGAGTAGAAGAACTCAACCTCTTTCTTAACCATGTTGAGTGCGGGCAACTCCCTGAGGAATGTTTCCTTTAGTGCTTTACCCTGTCGTGCTGAACCCTTGACGATGCTTCCAACCTTCTCGTCGCCGGCTCCGTATAGGAATCCGTAGATGAATGTCTTTGCGTCGTTGCGGGTCGGTAGTCCAGCCTTGATTTGATTGTGAGTGTGGATGTCTCCGTTGAGGATAACCTCGCCGTAGGCACCGTTGTCGTACTTGCTCATGTAGTGAGCCAGCATTCTCAGTTCTAGTCCGCTAAGGTCAGCGCCAAGAACTACCTCACTGTTGTCCAATGCTGTCCAGAGATCACGTGCCCTGTGGTCCTTTGCAACCTGAGCCATGTTGGGCTGAGAGTGTGTGCATCGTCCGGTGGCTGCACCCTGTCCGTTGATCGAGCCGTGGATGCGGCCGTCTCGGGAGTGGGTGGCTCGTACTCGCCAGTCTTCTACCTGTCCCAGTAGCTTAACGACATCGAAGTACTCGATGAGCTTCTTTGCCTCGGGGTAGTCTAGTCCCTCGAGACACTCGGCATCGACGTTTGGGTTACCCTTGTCTGTCTCCGGTGCTTTCCATCCGTACTTGGTGTATAGCCGTTTAGCGATCTGTTGACGTGAGCCGGGGTTGAATACCTCGACATCGTCCTTTAGTCTCTTACCTGTTTTCTCTGACCACCGCTCGCTTACGAGTGGCGGGAAGATACTGTGCATCTGATCTTCGATGTCTGCCTTCGTAGACAACAGCTCGATGGCCAGCTTCTCAGCTGCATCTAGGTTGAATCCGAATCCATTGGCGATCTGATCCATGAGTACTACGGAGGATGTATGCTCGAGGCTTACTACCTTCTCGTACTGCTTTGCTTTGATCCATGCTATCTGCTTGTTGTAGATGGCGTGTGCCACGTGCACATCCTGTACGCAGTACTTCAGCATCTCATCAGAGAACACTTCCCATCCTCCATCATAGTCTGCCTTCGGTACACCGAGGTGTTTGCCCCAGCACTCGAGTGAGTTACCGCCAAGCGGGTGATCCCGTAGGTCGGGGTACATTAGCTTGCTGACAACGAGCGAGTCGTGGTACGCTAGGGCCGGCTTGCAACCAGCGAGACGCAACAGGCATGGCATGTCGAAGCCAAGGATGTTGTGTCCGATCAGCAGGGTAGCTGAGTTGATGTACTCTCTCATCCCGCTGAAGTCTCCTGTCCATTCACGCACCTCACCACTGTCGATGTCCTTAGTAACAACGCAGTGGATCTGAGTGCACTCCTTGACTGGCCGGCCCTTGCTGTCAAGGGTCAGCTCCATTAAGGAGTTCGCTTCTATGTCTAGTACTAGCTTCATGTGATCTCCTATACTTCAATCCAATCGAATCCTGTGTCCTTTGGGTCGAAGTTGCCTTCGTCGTTTTGTCGGTAGGTAATGTTAAAGCCTGTTGACCTTAGGTCTTTGATGTCAACCTCATTCAGAGCAAGGGCCCTGAACTGGTTATCCGATAGTGTGTGGATGAGGGCGGTGGACATTGGTCCCCACGATCCATCCTCTAGTACAACGATGCGTACCATTATGGTGTCTCCTTTACTTTCTTTTTCTCAGCAGGAGAAAGACTGTAATATAAATTTGCCATGTTAGTTCTTCCATTGATCACGCTGCTTACCTTAGATCGTACATGACCAATTGCTTCTTGTTCTTTTTCCCATGCAACAAAGAAGTCAATTAAGTACTCCATCTGTTTCAATAGGGACTTTTCGTACATGATCATCTGTTTTGATTTTCTCATGGTGTCTCCGTATCTTTATCCCAAAGTCCGTTGTTGTATGCGATAATGTAGTCTGGTGATACTTGTTTCATGTGAAGCAATCCCATCCTCGAAGGTTGGCTGCTCCCCGCGCGTTTAACCGCCCGTAACAGCGATTACAAAGTTCACGCCGCGCCTCGTCGCGTTCCTCTGTAAGAATTAACAACGCCTCGTCGCGCTCCTTGAGCAACCGCTTGTTTAACAAGCCAACTGGTTCACAGGCATAACAACAACCCTCGAAGCCTTCTAAGAGTTCCTCAATCTTGTCAGCGGCCTGTGCTGTTAGCGCAGCTGTAAGCATGTTCCGATTGAGTTCGGCATTAGCGGAATGCTCACGCAGTTCCTGTACTAGTGTTCGTTCAGTCACGGTAGTTAGTTCTCCATTGTTCTTGTTGAAAGTTTACATCATTGATGGCGTGTGCCAACTCTTCTCGCATGTCTCGCTCTGCTAGCATCTTGTCTGCAAGCTTAGCACACTCTGGGATGGTACGCTGTACTGCGCTGTCACGGGTGGTGCCGGGGTGTAGGCTCATCGAGACTATGCTTCCGAAGTACACATCCCAAGCCAGCTTTCGTGCGGGGTCATTATTGAATCGGTGCAAAGACTGTATCTCCTTCGTCGTTAATCGCAACGTCGATCTCCTCTAGCCGTCCGGTTAGACGGTCATAGAACAGCGCAGTTGCAATGCCAGCGCGGCCAGTGAGTCGGTTCTTCAAGACACGAACGACGGTGGTGTTAGCCATCCGCTCGTCTGTGTTTTGTCGATCCCGCTCTAGTGCGATGACTGTGTTAGGTACCGAGGATAGTGCACCAGAACCACGCAGGTCCTGTAGTGTGATGCGGTCTCCCTCTTCATATGCCTTGTCTGTCTTCTTAAGCTGAGACACGATGTCGATGTGCACACCGGTTCGGACGGAGATGGATCGTAGTTCCTTCATCAGCGTGTCGATGATGAGTCGCTCCGAGCCGCCGCCTTCGATGTCCTTGTTGGCAATGCCCATGAGTCCAGCCGCTGCTGCGGTAATGTGGTCGAGGATGATGACGTCCACCTGTAGGGAGGTAGCCATATACTCGACGCGGGCCAGTAGGTTTGACATTGCGTTGTTGCCGAGGTGGTCATATACATACAACCGGGTCTTGGACAACTTGGCCTTGGCCTCGAGGTACTCGTCCTGATCGAAGGAACCAATGAAGTCAACGGAGATAGGCGGCTTGCCCATCTGTTCCCGTAGTTCATTCATCATCGAAGCTGCCCGCATTGCACGGACTGGCTTGTTGATGAGTAGTGAGACGAGGTCGTCCATCGTCTCCTGTGGTGATTCCTCTAGCATGATGGCGCCAACACTGCGACCCTCGTCGAGGTGATGCATCATCAGCTCCCTGAGGATAGTCGACTTTCCAGACCCAGTGCCTGATGCCCACAGAGAGATCTCGCCGGAGCGTTGTCCGATGAGGAACTCTGAGAGCTTGTCGAATGGGAAGGGGTAGACACGGGGCTTGATGCTATCAGACTCATCAATGATGGCACTGATGTGAAGGATCTCATCTGGGCTGTATGCCTGTGCTTCCCACAGTGCAGAGATAACTTGCTTGCTCATGCCGGCAACCAAGCACTCGTTGGCATCCTTGAGGGGGAGCTTAACGATCTTGGCCTTGCCGGGTGGTAGGAAGGAGCAGACTTCCTTGGCCGCAGTCTGTCCTGCATCGTCCATGTCGAAGCAGATAACTACCTCGGCATAGCTGTTGACGAACTCGAGGTTGTCCTTGATGGCCTTGACCGCTGAGGCTACCCCGTTAGGGATGGACACAGCCGGCCATGTACCACCGAGAAGCTGAGCTACCGTCATGCAGTCGATCTCACCCTCGGTGATGATGAGTCGCTTGCCACCGTTGCGCCATAGGTGCTGACCCCATAGCTGTAGGTTCTTGGCGCTGCCCTTCCAGACGAACTGCTTGTTGGGGCCACGGATATGCTGGCCGGACAGTGTGCCATCCTGACCCTGATAGTTAGCAATCTGGATCTCCTTGTCATTGATGACAGCTACTTGGTAGTCGTACTTGCGGACGATCTCTTCGGTAATGCGTCGTTGATCGAGGGCCTCGAAGGACCCACGGATGGGCTTGAACTCTGTCGTTGTTAGCTGTGGCTCAGTCACTCGCGTTCCTCCTCCTGTGTGGTATTGGCATTTGAAACAGTAACCATGCCCGTCAGAGTAGACGGCTAGGTTATCTCCTGCTCGGTCACTACCTGTAGCAGCGCACTTGGGGCAGCGATCACGGTTGACCACTACCGATTCGGTATCAGACATACTTGAGTAGCTCCCCTCGTTCGTTGGTGTAGTAGATGTGTTTGAAGGCGTCGATCACCCAAGGCAAGCAGTACTTGCATGGCTTGGACATACCAACGGTTCCGTTGCTGCTGATCCTGATGTTGTAAAGGGTAAGGTCAGAGCGGTCTGCCTTGCGGACTCGACGGTATGCGTCGAACTCCGAGTGGATGGTTGGGTACGGATACCCTAGGCTGTGAAGCTTGGGGTGTGTCTTTCCACGGTTCTCTGCCCCCATTGCTATCACCTTGTTCTTCTTGGTGATGAAGCTGAAGTGTGTTCGGCAAGGCGGGCGAAGTCCAGTGATGTACGCAACCATTTCAATAGGTGTCATTAGTCCCCCACTAGTTTATCAACATAGGTCTTGGTGTCAAAGTTGGACAGTGCTCGCCAACACAAAGGGAATTGGTTACGAGCGATGTTAGAGATAGCATGAGCGTACTGTTGTACCTCGCGCTGGGAATGGGGATCGGCCCGGAGATTGAACAGACGTGACCAAGCATACAGTGAGCCTGTCCACATCCACTCTGTGATCATACACTGAGGGAGGACGGCCCGTGCCTGTTCAGCACAGACCTTATCCTCAATCATGTTGTTGTATAGAACAAGAGCGTCGGTGCACAGCTTGTAAGCTTCAGAAAGGTATTCGTTGGAGTGTTGGTTAGCAACATCCGTTGATCCTTGCTTGACGCTGTCGGCCTTCTCTCGGAAGTAATCAGGTAGCCACACCTCTGGTGTGGTGCTGACATAGCGTCTGCTTACCTCGTTCCAAGCGAAGCCGATCTGATGCTTCTGAAGCTGACGTGCAATGAAGATGGGTGCTTTCATCCTTAGCTGAAGCTGAACGTGAGCGAACGGTGACCAGTGGTTGTGCTTGGCCAAGTAGTTGATCAGTCGTTCGTTTCCTGTCGGAGAGAACATGACCGCTGTCTTATCCATACTGACTCGGGCTGCGTCACACACTGTGTCGTCCGTACCCATATGAGTAGAGTACTGAACAAACGATTCATCGAATCCATAATAGAACTTCATGTTACCTCCAGTGAGAGGGGGAGCTAGGTTTCCCTAGCTCCCCCATTGCGGTTGTTGCTTATACTTCAAGAGCGAGGCGGTCGACTGCACTCTTGAGTGCCATCAGGGAGTAGACTCCCATATCGTGTCTCTTGCCGTCGTTGTCGGTGTACATCAGGCTTACATCATCAGACTCATCAGAGTTGACAATCAGCTCAAGGTTGGTCCAGTCTTCTTTATCCTCACCCGGCCACGATACTAGCGCTACGGTGGTTACGATTCCAGTTGCTGGGTCTGTCTCAAACATGTCATTCATCATCGGTAAATTCCTGTACTTGTAGGGTGAAGTATCCTGCTCCGTCGCTCCAACGCTTGGAAGCAGAGATGTTCACAATTAGGTGGTCATCTGTCCACACCTTTTCGTTGCACACATCAAGGATCGCCTTGATGTAGTTATCTACGTCTGGCTTTGGGTAGTCCAGCTTACTGCTCTTCGGTCGTTCAGGGTAGATGCCAACGGTTACGATCATGGGAACGTCCATTGGAGTCCACCCCGCTAGTGCCTCGGCCAGTAGTGGCTTTACGTTTTCACGGAAAGCCACATACGGGCCAGTATAGTAGGACCCCCACTTAGATACTCGAGGCCGTGAGGCCGGAGTAGGTTGGATGGGGAAGGTGAAGAACATTAGAAGGGGAGATCCTCGTCGACAACAGTCGGCGCGGTGCTACCAGTCTTCGGCATATCGCGGGCCGGTGCATCGACGCGGTTACCAACGTAACCACCATCGACCTCACCGAAGCCGTTGACCTTAGCATCAGACACTGAGTTCTTCTCGACGATCTGAACGCCGTTGAGGAAGAACGATACGGACTTGGTTGCGCCCTTGGTCACAAGGATTGGGGCAACACGGAGACGAACAACGTCGCCCTTCCACGGAACAACGTCCGTGAAGTTAGCTGATGCGTCCTGACAGGGGAACTGGGTGACACCCTTCTTGGCGTACAGTGAAGTCTTGAACTTCACCGTGCGGACGCCGTCCTTCTCATAGATGCCGTTGATCTTCTTGACTCCAAGGATCTTGGCTTCTGCAAGGAGCGAAGCCTCGAGCTCGGGGGTTAGGAGAACCGTGATGTTGTGCACACCCTCGGTGTTGAACATGGTGTCGAGCTTGTTAAGGTTCGACCACATGGTGGTGAGCTTGCCGGTGACGATAGACTTAGCCATTGGATGATTCCTCCTGAGTTGGTGATGCCGAGTTGAGGTTATCAAGGTTGAGCTGAATGAAAGCACGGCACTGAACAAGGGTGGTGTTGGCGGCATTGAGTGCCTCCTGTAGCTGAGTGAGGACGCTGATGACCTCGTCTGCCTTTACGATCTTGATCTGTGGGGTAGTGGCTTCTGGCTTAAAATCAGGCTGAATGTCGGTGTTTTCCATGTGTTTCCTTCTAGTTACTGCACTTTGTTTAGCCTAGGGTACGTGCTTGCCTTAGGCTGCTGCCATCATGCACAGTGCATGGAGTGTAGCATTTACTTAGTTGACTTCCACTTGAGTGCGGTTCGTGATACCATGTATGTGCTAGCTAATGCTGCTACACATATGATAATTGTGTTTTGGTTTGCTCCGTCTTTGTTAGTAAGCATACCAATAACAGGGGCAACGGCTGCCCAGAATTCAGTTGTCTTGTATCCTGCTTTCATGTCATCCTCCTTCCTTAGGTGTAGTGTTATCCATGAGTGCCTTAGCAAGGGTATTGATCAGCTGCTCTTGAGCTAGATCCCAATGCTCTGTCGGTTCCCTGCTGGCCCATCCTGCTGCCGCCTCTAGCGGGAACAGAGAGAGATGCAGTAGCTCATGGATGAGTGTTGCAATTACCATTGTGTCATCACCCTTTGCTGGTACAGGCAATCCCATGCAACCGTAGTAGCGTGGGTGTAGGATGCGGATGTGTGACTCTTGGTGGTTTGGTTCAAAGTGATTGGAACCAAACGCATCCACGTGATCCTTAGGCTTGGACCAATCAACCTTTATTGTCCAAGCCTGTAGTCCAAGGACCTTTTGCCACTGCCTTGCGAGCTTTCTGACCTGTCGAATTTCCATTAGA